CGACCCCCCACCCGCGGGTCTTGCATGTCTTTGCTCCGAGAGCTGGGATGCCGCCCAGTTACTGTGATCGATCTTCGCTTCCCACCAAAACAGGGCTCCCTACGGGGCTACCGAGTGACCGCCACTCTTTGGCCCGTACCCTGGGTGGTAAAACTTAACGCCTCACAGCAACATCATCGCAGACGAAGCGCCCATTGCGCTTAAGTTCTGAACGATTTTATTGCGCACGATGTACCTGCCTGCTGACGCTGCGTCGTCCATCAGGCCGGTTGCAAACCGTGTCGCGACTCCACCCGCACTCTCCAGTAGGTTATTCCACCAGTGCGTGCCGTGCGACCTAGACAACGCGGCAGACTGCTTAAGGTGGTCGACTGGTACTGCCCCCTCGGCGTTGGCAGCAAGGCCCACGCCGAGGTCCGGCGTCCACTCCAAAACAGCGGTCAACCGGAGGGTCATGGCGACACCGGCAGGACATCCCTTCCAAACCACCAGCATGCCTCGCACGCTCTGGTTGATAGGGGTGGCACTGCCACCGACCGTCTGTGGAGAGTACAGATGGTCGACCGCTCCGGGTACCCACTTGCACTCGTACTGCCTCTTCGCCAGCACCGTACGAGACGGACACAGGGTAATGAGGCCGTCCACAGTACTAGTGGATCCAGGAGGGGCTGTCGAATACTCCACAAACCCGAACCCAATCTCGCCGCTCAGATTGTTGTACGTGGCACCAGAAGGTATGAGCTCCATGCACGCCGAAACTGCCCGCACATTGGCAGCTGTGGCGTTGAGAAATGCAGACCCAGGCCCATTCGCCGTGGAAATAGCCACAGACGCAGTTGGAAGCGCTGCCGTGAATCCGGTCAACAACTCCTGGCCTGGGAAATACATCTGCGCACCACAAGTAGTGGTCGCACCAAGGTTAAGAGTGAACTCCTGCGTGAACCTGGTAATGTACCCACGCGGTCCACCATAAGGTGAGACCAAGGGCCCACTGCACGGGTCCATCAGGACTGCCTGATAGGCAGTGACACTCGACGCCATGGCTTTACTCCGCTTGCGGCTCGGACCCTTCTTGACCTTGTTCCTCTTAGCGACTTGCTTCTTAGCAACCATCTTGTTATTCAAAAAGATACCCACTACCAAGTTTCACTGTCCGCTCAAAACACCAGCCGACGAGATTATGTGTGGGAACACAATAATCATCGAGTCGGCGGCTCCAATCAACATTCGCCATGGCAAACTCCAAGGCGATTTGTTCTCCAGGGGCGATGCCAAAAGCCTGCCAAAACGACTGGCGAGCCTCGGCTGTGATGGGCTTGCATCTGGCCAAATGCCCAGCACGGACCTGGATCCTATGCTGGTAGCCCATCCCGCCCAACAGATTGATGTCAAATTTGCCTGTTTTGCCCTCAGCGACGAGCGAGTGGTAGAAAGCCTGAAACAGCGGAACGCCCGCCGCCATGGACAGACCGCAAAGGCCGACAGCACGCAGGTGCTCTAGCCTCTTGTCCAGACTCTCTGGAGCCACAAGAAACCCGTCCGTGTTGAACGCCTTGGCTGGGTTCCTACAGAGGACCCAGTTCCCACCAAGGCACACGGGACGGGACTGACAAAACTCGACCTGCTCCGGCTTGAAAGCAGGCCGCTCGACCACCATTCGGAG